GAAAATGGTTTGTCAAAAAGCTGGACTGGGTTTACTAGCTTTATCAATCCACCCTATGGCCGCGGCATTGATAAGTGGATTGAAAAGGCATACAGGGAAACCCGAGAGGAAGGTACCCGTGCTGTCATGCTAATTCCAGCAAGAACAGATACAAAATATTGGCACCAATACGTAATGAAAGCAGACGAGATATATTTTGTAAAGGGTCGTTTGAAATTCGGTGATTGCGAAAACTCAGCACCATTTCCTTCAGCAGTGGTAGTTTTGATGGCTCTAATAAACAACAAATATTTGGGGCCATGAACCGATGAATCGTAAACAAAAGCGGGTAATGAAGAGGCATTTTAAGAAGGATGTCAATGAAAAACTCGCGCAAAAAATTTCCCAGTTTGACAAGCTGCCGGAGCAATGTAGTGCCTGTCATGAAGTGTTTGACAAGCAGGATAAAGATATGGTACAATCATGGTCAGTTGTCATTAAACAGGAAGTAGTAAGATTATTTTGTCCAGAGTGCATCAAAAAAGCAAAGGAGGTAATTAACAATGCCAAGAACACAGAGGATTGATAAAAAAGATCTAGAACAAATTATGGATGGTAAAGTAGAAGAGAAACACTCAGTTATGATTAAATTTTATTCTTCGACATGCTATTTGTGCCATGCCCTCGCACCGATTTATATGAGATTATCTGATCAACATGAGGACGTATTGTTTTATGTCTACAACATGGCGGAAGAGGATGCCGGGGATTTAATTGAGGCCAAATATGGCCTTGATGGTGTACCATCGCTTTGTTTTGTTCGAACCGATGGTGAGAATACAAAAATAAAAATGATGCCAAATCCAGAAACCCCGGATAAGGAAACTTGGTATTACGAACAAGATATGCAAAAATTTGTTAAGCGTTACAAATATACCGAAAAGGAAAGGAGTTAAAAATGGCATCACTTAAAAATTTAGAAGCAGCGTTGCTGCAGCTTCAGGGCAAAGCCCTTGAACACTACGGAGCAATTGAAATACTTATCAATAATCCGACTGCAATTTCTGAACATACGGATTATGTTGGAGAGATTATTAAACATGCCAAAGGTCTTTCAGAGTGCGAAGAAGCCTATGGCACACTTAACACACATTTTGTGCCGAAACCACAACCTCAATCACCGGTCAAGATCAATGAAGAGCAGCCGGCTACTCGGCAGGACCCCGGGGAGGTGATTACAATAGATGAAAAGAATTCCTCTACGATGAAAAGAGCGAAAACATTAGCCAAGTCACGTCAACGAAAGGAAAAGAAAGATGATTAATACAGACGCTCTTACATACGACGACGTTTTGTTGCAGCCACAATATTCTGAAATACGTTCACGCAAAGAGATTGATATTGGGACTGACCTAGGTAAGGAACTTAGATTGGAACTACCAATATTTTCATCACCTATGGATACTATCACCGGCGGCAAAATGGCCGCGGCAATTTACAAACTTGGTGGTTCCGGCATTGTCCATCGCTACAACACAATTGAGGAACAAGTGCTTCAGGTTGTAAAGGCTTATGAACACAGCGTAAACTCTACATCACCGATATTGGGTGCTGCAATTGGAATTTCTGGGGATTATTTAGAGAGAGCAACAGCGCTATTATCTGCTGGTGTTGATTTCCTGTGTGTTGATGTTGCACATGGTCATCATATTATGATGAAAGAGGCACTTGAAAATCTAAGGAACCTCACATCAGATTTTCACATTATGGCAGGCAATGTAGCAACGCTTCAAGGTGTCAATGATTTATCCGACTGGGGAGCGAACTCGGTAAGGTGTAATATTGGCGGTGGGTCTATTTGTTCAACTCGTGTCCAAACTGGCCATGGTTTACCGGGCCTACAAACCATTTTTGAATGCTCTAAAACAGACCGTGACGTAGCAATTATAGCTGACGGCGGCATCAGAAATTCAGGCGATATTGTAAAAGCCTTGGCTGCGGGTGCTGACGCTGTTATGTGTGGTTCTTTGTTAGCCGGCACTACTGAGTCACCGGGCGATATTTTTGAAGATCGCGATGGTTTTAGATATAAATCATATCGTGGTATGGCATCGAAAGAAGCGCAGATGAAATGGAAAGGCAAATACTCTTCTTTTGAAGGTGTTGCTACGCGCGTACCTTTTCGTGGTAGTGTAATTAAAATTTTAGAAGACATTGAGCGAGGGATCCGGAGCGGTTTTTCATATAGTGGCGCACTTAATTTAAGAGACCTACAACGTAAAGCAATGTTTGTGCGCCAAACAACAGCTGGCCTAGGTGAAAGCAATACCCATATAAACACAAGGAAGTGGTGATGCCTGACTCTGATATAGATTACGGCCAAGATACCAAAAGAATTGTTTTCAAGGTCTCAGATCACGACCATGCTAAACTGATAGTAAGATTACGGCACAACGCGCTAACCCAGTCAGAATTTTTCAAAGCTATAATTGAAGCTGTTAATACTAATAATGATACAATGCTCAACTTTATAAATGAGTATGTGTCAAGTAAAAAGAAACTCAACAAGCAAAGAATTAAAAAAAATACCAAATTAATAAAAGAAGGCCGGCAGATGACCTTGGACTTCTCGCTTTCTGAAGATGAAGTCGCTGATGTTTTTGATTTGATTGCGGAGGAGTTTCCTGAATTATGAAGACTGACGGACTAAAGACATGTTCTAGAATTTGCATGGCTAAAAATACCAAATGTGATAAAACCGAATGCCGGCATTACATTGAATATCCAGACGAGTTAAACTGCGTTTTGATAACTGTATTTAAAAATGGTAATCTGACACTTAGGGAAACAGCTGCTAGATTAGGCATCTCTTTTGCTCGCGTTAAACAAATTGAAAAAAAAGCACTTTTAAAGATGAAAAAGTCTGATTTGGCTGATTGATTAACATTTTGTGTCTTTTATCAATGATGACTACTATTTAATCATGAGTTTATATCAAGGAGATTTCACAATGGCTCGTAAAACATTATTAACCGAGGCTGAAATTCGCAGCTTCATGAAGCTTGCAAATTTAACACCTATCGGTGCTGCGAGGCTAGAAGAATGGAGTCCTCCCATTGAAGAAGAAGAAGAACTTCCAGACGAAGAGGAAGTCGCCCTTGATGATGTCGGCGGCATGGAGATGGATGCTGACCTCGGCGCCCCTGATGATATGGAAATGGATGCTGAGCCTGAAATGGATATGGACGTCGACATGGACGCCGGCATGGGCGATATGGCTGGTGGAGACAAAGAAGATCAATTTATGGATCTAGTACAACAACTAGCTGACTTAGTTGGTGTTGACGTTGAGATGGATGATGGCGATGACGCTGCAGATGCTGAGATGGATTTGGACATGGGTGATGACGTGGATTCCCTAGAAGGGGGTGATGACTTAGGTGATGAAGCCGCACTCGATGATGAAGATGAGCTGGATGACATGGGCGAAGAAGAACCCGGTATGCGTTACATGGAAGGCGAATTGGACCAAGATGCTGTCGTTAATGAAGTCGCGAAAAGAGTTTCTGCACGACTTCAGCAGGAAAGTAAGAAACAAGAAATGGTTGATGCACTTGCCGAACGAATCTTTAGTCGCCTAGCGAGTAAATAATGTTTGACAAACATCTTTCTATTTGATATAATAACCATCTAACGATGGTTATTTTTTTGGGATTTATATGGGTTTAGAATATTACGCTCTGCATTTACTAACATTTTTATTTGGCTACCTCACCTGTCGTATCTTTTATTTTTTTAAGTCATCTAGAATATCTGTTCGTTTGCTTAAAGTCATGCATGTAATATCCCTCTCAATACTAGTCAAGTGCATTGAAGAATACAGTTATGCTGAATCTCAAAAATTAATTGCACTATTAAAATGCGGAATAACCGAAGAAGACCAAGTTTATAAAAAACTTGTTAATGAACATGAACAAACTTTGGAACTATTTAAAAAGCGTAGTATTGCAATAATTCTGGCGCTTCATCCTGATTACTTTAAACCCACAATAGAGTTTGATGATTGGGATACCGCCATGCGATACTTAAGCGATAACAAAAAGATCGCCCAAACATTTTTATCATAAAGGAAAAAGCGAATGTTAGACAAAATTATCAAAAAATTACAGGAAGCGCTTGCAGAGCCGCCACCTTCTAAAGACAGGGTTATTCTTTTAGATCCTGATGCGATTGGCTCATCGCATGAGCCAGATTTAAGAATTGTGGGTTTGTTTTCTGATGTTGAACAGGAAAAGATTGCTGAAATCTGCCAATCATTGATTTATATGAACGAAACTAACAAAAATCTTAAAAAAGATGAAGAGAGCAAACCCATTGACTTTTATGTTTCAACATACGGTGGTAACGCAGACGACATGTTTGCGCTCTACGATCTGATGACAACTGTTAAAGAAGACACAGAGATTCACACGATTGGTCTTGGTAAAGTTATGTCTGCGGGGGTTTTAATTCTCGCTGCTGGCACCCAAGGTAAGCGAAAGATAGGTCGCAATTGCCGTGTGATGCTACATAATGTTATTGGAGGCACCATGGGTTCCCTTCCCAACCTAACAAATGAGATAGAAGCTATTCAGCAACTACAAGATGATTACGTTGCAGCTTTAGTTGAGAACACTAAACTATCAAAAAAGAAATTAACAAAAATGTTAAACGAAAAAGTCAATATATATTTATCAGCGGAAGAAGCAGTTCAGCATGGAATTGCTGATATTATTATATAAAATACTTGACAAACTTATATAAATAAACTATAATATGATATAACTTGAGGTATTAATGAGCAGAGCATTTGATAACAAAACTTCATTGCAACAAAAAATTCTTAAAGGTGTTAACACATTAGCTGATAATGTTGCTTCAACCCTTGGTCCGCGTGGCCGAAATGTAATTTTACAAGAAAATGGTAGACCCCCTTTCATTACTAAAGATGGGGTGACAGTAGCCCACTTTGTTTCGTTGGAAGACCCTTTTGAAAATGCGGGTTCCCAAATTATTAAACAAGCTGCAATTGAAACCAATAATACTGCCGGAGACGGAACAACCACCGCCACTGTACTAGCACGTGCAATCTTAAATGAATCACAAAAGTATGTTGCCGCGGGGGTTTCGCCCATAGAACTACAAAGAGGTATAGATGCAACAGTTAAAGAAATTACAAAAAATCTTGAAGGAATGGCAGCCCCTGTCACTAGTGCGGAAGATATCGCTCACATCGCTTCAATTTCAGCCAACAATGATACTACTATCGGAAATCTTGTTACTCTCGCTATTGATAGGGTGGGCGAAGATGGCTCCATAACGATTGAAGAATCTCGTTCTCTTGATACCTCCATCGATGTTACCGAAGGGTTTAAGATCCAAGCGGGCTATTGTGCCTCCGCATTCATCACTGATGAACGTCGGGCTACTATGAATTATGAAGAACCGCTTATTCTCGTGACTGACTATAAAGTTTCGCAAGTTGAGCCAATCCTGCCGTTGTTAGAAATGGTTGCAAGAGAGGGTCGTCCTCTAATAATCGTAGCCGAAGAGGTTGATGGACAAGCCTTAGCGGCCATGATCATGAATGCTATGCGTGGAACTCTGAAGATTGCCGCTATTAAAGCACCATACTATGGTGAAGAACGCCGCTATTTGCTAGATGATCTAGCGCTGTCAGTAGGCGCCACGTTTATTACACGCGAAAGCGGTACTAAACTTTCAGATATTAAATTATCTGACTTGGGTATGGCCAGAGCTATTGAAAGTACAAAGTATACCACAACTGTTGTAGGCGGTAAATCTAATTTCAAAGCTATTGATGAAAGAATTCAAGCTTTGAAGAAGCAAGTCAAAGATACCGGAGCAATGTCGGAGGCTGAGATGCTTCAGTCAAGGATTGTGAGACTATCTTCCGGTGTAGCAATTATATCTGTAGGTGGTACGACTGAAGTTGAAATGATTGAGAGAAAACACAGGATTGAAGATGCTTTAGAGGCGGTGCGCTCCGCGCAAGAGGGAGGTATTGTACCCGGTGGCGGGGCAGCTCTTTTAAGGGCTTCGCGATCTCTTACAATCAAAACAAATAGTGGTGAAAAAGCCCTCGGAGCATCCATAGTTAAGGCGGCTTGCGAAGAGCCGATTAGACAGATGGCGTTAAACTCCGGAGAGTCCCCGGACTTAATCATACAACAGATAGCAGCCAGCAATAGCGTAAGCTGTGGATGGAATTTTCTGACTAATGAAAGGTCAGATATG